GGGTGCTCGTCAGCACCCCCCTAATGTCCGGCACTGCCGGTATTTGGGTTTACGACCGTCGTCGTAGCCATAATGGCTCTATCCGTGGGCGATTCAAATCGTCTGGGTTGACCCTTATAAGGGGACCCTCAGGCATTCACACCTGTAAAGTGTTGTAATAATAACGTAATGGAGATTTATGCCGCGACCGAATTATTCTCTCAACATAGCTGGCACCAGCACCATCTCCTGGACTCAGTCCGGGGGCGGGTCCGAGTCTTACTCGGAGCCTGATGCCATGCATAGTGAAGAGACGGTCTCCGGCACCTCTAGGCGGAAGCCTAAAGGTTGGATAGCCCCTTTGGGTTATTCCTTGCTCCATAAGCGTTACGACCGAGCGTTTGGTACCTGTACGTTCAGGTATATCCCTCCGTATCAGTCGCTAGGCGCGACTACGTACTCGGGATGTGTCGGTGGGGTCCATGGGAGGTTTAACTCTCTGGGTCACTTCGACTCCATTGTTACCGATGACTTTCAACCTGCTGGGCTTGGTAACGCGTCGCTTATTGCGGCGCGGAACAAGCTTAAAAATAGCAAGGTGAATCTCGGTAACGCATTTGGTGAGCGTAAACAACTCGCTTACCAACTCGGTGACACAGCTACTCGTCTTGCACGAGCTGTTAGGCAGCTGCGTAGGGGAGAAATCTCCAACGCAATGCGGTCTCTCGGCTTGAAGGCCAATCGGGGGAAACCCCGCGGTTCAAATTGGACCGACCATTGGCTTGCATTGCAATACGGGTGGAAACCTTTGCTTTCCGATATCTACGGAACGGCGGACGCCCTAAGTAAGCGTCCGAAAGGTGACTGGAGAGTCACAGCAAAGGGTACCAAAAGTCAGAAGGATCTCTTCACGGCAACGTGGGGAGACTTCGATGCTGGCTACGGTACTGCAGAGGTAACGTCGAAAGCGATGACTCGCATAGATTGCTTACCTCAGAACGAGGCAATAATCTCGTTAGCGTCCCTCGGCATTCTCAATCCACTTGAAGTGGCTTGGGAAGTTACGCCATTCTCCTTTGTCGTTGATTGGGTATACCCAATCGGCGACTGGCTTAACTCCCTTGATGCTATGCTTGGTTACGGTTCGGCCTACACCTCAACTTCAGTCTTCGTAAAGATGAAGTGGAGCGAAGTAGGTCGATCAATACCGTACAACAGCATTAGTGTCGTGGAGAATAGCTACAAAGGAAGTAAATACGTAGTTAAGCTGAATCGCTCCGCTTCCAGCGGAGTGCCGATGCCTACGTTGCCTCCCTTAAAAGATGGGAGGTCCTTGGGACATATGGCCAACGGTTTGGCTTTACTTAGCCAAGCTTTCGGTCGGTCGCCGCGAGGTTTTAAAACTCCTCCGCGGTCCTCTGGGCCACTATTTTTAGCACGGTATGGTACCGTGTGATGGTGAGTCCATTACTCTGTCTGCAACTCAATACCCTTGAAGGGTAAAGGAACAGTCAAATGACTGCTATCGCTGCATTGACCATCGCTGATGGACAGGCTTCACCCGCCAACCACACCTTCTCTCCCGTTTCAACAAACGGGTCAAAGGCTCAGTGGGCGGATCGGTCGCCTACGATTCCTGCTGGCTTTAGGACTGTCTCATTTGAGGTCAGTCCGCCATCGGGAAACCGCACTGTGAACAAGGTTTCCGCTGGGTTTATGAACCCGACGGTGGCCACTATTAACAGTGTGGATCAGGTGGTTCGGTACTCGAGTGCTCAGGTAATCCTGAACATTCACCCGGACTCCACGCTCCAAGAGCGTAAGGACTTGCTGGCCTATGTTGCCAACTTTTTGGCAATTGCGGACATCAAGACTTGCATCCAGAACATTGAGCCTGTCTACTAACGTATGAAACGTTGGAAGGACAAGATCGGTAGGTTATCTAGGAGGGCGGCAGTTGCCGTTCTTCTAGTGGTACTGACCCGATTGGTTCTCTGGCTGACTGCAGTCGCAGATCGCGACCTCCACCAAGTAGAGTTAATAGGCACTTCCGCGAGGGAGTGGCTTCCTTACTCGTACGGGTGGCGTAAAATTGAGGTTTCTCCTCAATTGGAGCAGTTCCAGCTTGACTTGGATCTTTAAATTCCAAGTATGTTCACCATCCTTTAAGGAGGATTCTCTCTATGCGTAAACGCAAGAGTGGTGCAAGGGTCGGGTTTTCGAACGAAAGGTTCTTAGAGCAGATGGCCAGTCTCACCGGCATTTCGCCGGAAGGAGAATATGGCCGTCTAACACCCCTGGTCCTCACGGATTTAGGGGCTGCTCGAGGGAGCTTATTAGTTCGAGAGTTATTTTCGAAGTACGACGACAATTCTGAGTCGCCCGAAAAGGAAAATACCACGTGGAAGAAATTCCATTTGGCCGAACTCATCTGCAAGGAGACCAACAGGACTTTTCCGAGAAGATTCAACACCGACCGCTTTTGGCGGGAAGTGTATCATCGAATAGCTCGGGTCCTGAAGGAATTTTCCTGGGATGAATGCCATCGAGGTATGGACTTTGGTCCTGGTGCAACAACCAGATTGCCAAGGAAAAGATCCTCAGCAGCCTATAAATACTCCGGTATACCGGAGAGCACCTTAGGAAACGCAGTCCTGGCAACATGTGCAATTCGCATGGAGCCACTCTGGATACAGAGTGTGGGTTTTAACCCTAAGGCCCCAAACGACCTAGTCAAGGTCGTCCCTGGGAACTGCGTCATCGTCGTTCCGAAGAACTATAAGACGGGACGGACCATTGCCAAAGAACCTGATATGAACATTTATGTTCAGAAGGGGATCGGCAGTGTCATCCGGAGGCGTCTTAAGTCCGTAGGAGTTAACTTAAACGATCAAACGAGGAACCAGTGTGCTGCCTGTGAAGGCAGTTTGCTGGGCGAGTTAGCGACCATCGACTTGTCGATGGCTAGCGATACTCTGTCTTACGAGGTCGTGAGTGCGCTTCTACCTAACAGCTGGTGGTGGGCTCTTGAGCAGAGCCGTTCGCCAGTTGGCGTTCTTCCTTCTGGAGACCGAGTGGTTTACCAGAAGTTCTCAAGTATGGGCAATGGGTACACGTTTGAGCTTGAAACGCTCATTTTCTGGGCTATCGCCCAGTGTGTATGCTCTGCGCCCACTGAGATGGATAATCGTATCCTGGTCTACGGGGATGATATTGTAGTCCCCTCCGACAAAGCGGAAGCCGTAATGGAGCGTCTAAGGGAAGCGGGGTTTACCCCGAATCCTGATAAAACATTCCACCAAGGACCGTATAGAGAAAGTTGTGGTAAACACTACTTCTCGGGATATGACATAACGCCGTTCTACGTACGAAAGCCGGTAAAAGCCCTAGATCGATTATTCCTCGTGCATAACAACGTTTATCGTTGGAGTGCGCGGACGGGAGTCGATTCTTCCTCAGTCCTGACTGGACTGAAGGGGCTTGCACCTGCCAAGTGGCGAGAACCCCGACTTCCAGATGGTTTCGGAGATGGTGCCTTCGTAGGTGCTGTTGACGAGCTTCGTCTGGACCCCCATCCTTACGGGTGGGAGTCATGGCAGGTCGATGCGCTGCAAGTCTCTCAAGACTTGTTGTGTGACGATTTGCCTATGGGTCAGTTGATTGCTTCTTTAAAGCAGTTGACGAGTAATGTGACTAAAACCTCCTTTCGTGCTGGAATCGCGCCTCAACAACGCGAGACTCTCCAGTCCGATCTTCGAGAACACAACTCAGGGCTTCCTGTAAAGGAAGGGCAGTATCGGCAGATTACTCTGCAGATACCACGACGTTCCCTAGCCTCTTAAGGCTAGTTTTGGC